TTTGATGATGCGTGGGATTGGTATACTGGTGGTCCTCGACAGCGTTTACAGCCCGGTGGTTCTATTGTTTTGGTTCAAACTCGGTGGTCTGAGAAGGATATGACGGGACAGTTGTTACGGGCTCAAGCGAAGGACGGGTCAGCGGATCAGTGGGAAGTGGTTGAATTACCTGCAATATTTGATGATGGTACGTCTTGTTGGCCGGAGTTCTGGAGTTTGGAAGATTTGACCGCGGTTCGCGCATCTATTCCTCCGAGCAAATGGAATGCGCAGTATCAGCAGAATCCTACGGGTGAAGAGAACGCGATTATTAAGCGTGAGTGGTGGAAGTTGTGGGAACAGGATAGGGTCCCTCAGTTAGAATATGTAATTCAAAGTTATGATACTGCTTTTAGTAAGAGGGAAACGGCTGACTATTCGGCGATCACAACGTGGGGAGTATTTTATCCAAATGAGGGTGGTTCGGGTCCCAACTTAATTTTGTTAGACAGTAAGAAGGGGAGATGGGATTTCCCGGAGTTAAAGCAAGAGGCTTTGGATAATTACAAATTTTGGGAACCTGACACGGTAATTATTGAGGCGAAGGCGAGTGGTTTGCCTTTGACGCAGGAACTACGCAACATGGGCATTCCTGTTGTTAATTTTACACCGAGCCGCGGAAATGATAAGGTAACGCGAGCGCATAGTATTGCGCCGTTGTTTGAGGCAGGTATGGTTTGGGCTCCTGATGAGATGTGGGCGGATGAGTTGATTGAAGAGGTTGCGGCGTTTCCAAATGGTGAGCATGATGACTTGGTTGATAGTATGACACAGGCTCTTATGCGCTATCGTCAAGGTAATTTTGTACAATTGCCAACAGATGACTGGGAAGATGAAGAAAACTCTGCTAGAGTGAGAATGTACTATTGAGGATTATTACGAATGTCGGACGCTGAAAAAGGTTTAGGGGCTATATTTATGGACATGTTGCCGTTCAATGATCCTGAAGGTGACTTCCCTGTGCCAATAAACGCGGCTCAACAATCTTTTATATCTAGTTCGGGGCGCATAGATTCTGAAGGTCGAGATACTTTTTATCCCGAAGGGACCCCTACGTTTTTTCAGAGGCTGGCTAATGAGTATGATTATCCGGTAGATATTATGCCTGAAAGTGGGATGATCGGTATTGACCCGTTATACGGGAGTACGCGATTAGATCGTCCACGTCCGGACTTACCTAACCCTCAAGAGCTTCGTGACACGCGGGGTCATATGCTTGCTTCGGCTTTGTTGGCAAAGCAGTACGGGCCGGAGACCGCGCTCAAAGCTGGCAATTTAAGAGAGATGTTCACAAACAAGTTACATGCTGCTATGGATAAGAGAAACAATGCTGTTGGCATTAACTTATTCAAGGCCGCGGGTATAAATGCTACGCCTATGCAACTCGCGCAGTCTGTGGACGCTGCAATATTTGAGCAGTTGGATTTAATTTTGGGTCGGGGACCGGGGGAACGTAAAAAACGTAGTGACCCAGATACTACGGTTCCTGACGTTTATTTTCCGAGAGATGAACAAGGTCGTCTCATTTCGGATCATTAGGAGAGACTATGGCTGAAGAACCGATAAATGGATACCAAAGTAGTTTAATGGACAATAATGTTCCGTCGCAAGTAGACGAAGACGTATTGAAGGCGGAGATGGAGATTGAAATCCCAGATTCGCAAAACGACGTCATGGCTATGATCGAAGCGGAAAATGTTGGCGAAATAGAAATCAGTGAGACGGACGACGGTGGGGTTGAGATAGACTTTGAGCCTCAAGACCAGCGTGGCGTGGATGACGATTTTTATGCCAATTTAGCAGAAGAGATGCCGGATCGCGAATTACAGCGCATTGCGGGGGAACTTCTTGGTGAATACGATGCAAACAAGGCCAGTCGTCAGGATTGGGAAGACGCGTATTCTAGTGGTTTAGAACTTCTAGGGTTTAATTACGAAGAGCGGGCACAACCTTTCCGAGGCTCCTCGGGCGTGACACATCCTCTACTTGCTGAAGCGGCAACACAATTTCAAGCACAAGCATTTAACGAACTACTTCCGGCAAGTGGTCCGGTTCGTACTGTTGTTATGGGTGAAGAAACGCGGGCAAAGTCTTCTCAGGCGCAACGCGTCAAGCAATTTATGAATTTTTACATTACGAATGTTATGGAGGATTATACTCCTGACATGGATCAGATGTTGTTCTATTTGCCGCTTGCTGGGTCTACTTTCAAGAAAACATATTATGATGAGGCTATGGGTCGTGCGGTCAGTAAGTTTGTACCGGCAGAGAACTTGGTTGTTCCCTATGAGACCGCCGACCTCGAAACATGCCCTAATATCACACAAGTTGTGAGAATGTCTTTAAACGATTTGCGCAAGCGTCAGATTGCAGGCATTTACTTGGATGATGTGGATGTTATTCCGTCCCAACGCGAAGTTACAGGGGTTGGCGGAGAAATTGATCGGATCGACGGCGTAGAGCCGGGAACCATTGATTATGACTGTACTATTCTTGAATGCCATGTTGATTTAGATTTGGAAGGATATGAAGACGTAGACGATGACGGAGAGCCAACGGGCATCCGTATTCCTTACATTGTTACTCTTTCCATGGACAATGGGCAGGTTTTATCTGTTCGTCGTAACTGGAACGAGGAGGACGAGCGTCGAAAGAAAATACAATACTTTACGCACTACAAGTTCTTGCCGGGTTTTGGTTTTTACGGTTTAGGCTTAATTCACACTATTGGCGGTTTGTCACGAACTGCCACTTCGGCACTGCGACAGTTGATCGACGCCGGTACGTTGTCCAATCTCCCAGCGGGTTTCAAAGCCCGCGGACTACGCATCAGAGACGACGATGATCCGTTACAACCCGGTGAGTTCCGCGACGTGGACGCTCCCGGAGGGGCTATTCGTGACAGCCTTATGCCGTTGCCTTTTAAGGGTCCCGACCAGACGCTGTTTCAGTTGTTGGGTTTTGTGGTCCAAGCCGGTCAGCGTTTCGCGACGATTACTGACTTAAAAGTGGGCGATGGTAATCAACAAGCGGCTGTAGGCACAACTATGGCAATGATGGAACAGGGCTCACGGGTCATGAGTGCCGTGCATAAACGTTTGCACTACGCAATGCGTCAAGAGTTTAAGATTTTAGCACGGGTTATGTCTGAAAGCTTACCACAGCAATATCCTTACTCTGTAGCGGGCGCAGACGAAACAATCATGCGCGAAGACTTTGACGACCGCGTAGATGTTGTTCCAGTAAGTAATCCTAACGTATTTAGTCAGTCTCAACGTATTATGTTAGCACAAACTAAACTACAGTTAGCTACACAAGCTCCAGAGATACATAACTTGCACGAAGTGTATAGCGATATGTATGAAGCTCTAGGAGTCACAGATACGGACAGATTATTGAAATCAGTTCCAGCAGATACAGAAGAACCGCTTGATCCGGCGCAAGAAAACATAAATGCACTGGACATGCTACCCTTGAAGGCGTTTGAAGGCCAAAATCATCAGGCGCACATAATGGGTCATTTAGTCTTCGGGTCAAGTCCTATTGTGAGTGGGTCTCCCCTCATTGGGATCGCTTTACAAAAACACGTGATGGAACATGTACAGATCGCGGCTCGCGAACAAGCGGCGGTTGCTTACTTGCAACAAGTACAGCAACAGGGTGGTCAGCCTGCAAACGAAGAGCAGATGTTAGAAGTCGAGAAGATGACGGCGCAATTTATTGCAGAAGGATTACAGCAACTTAAAGAGCTATCTGGTCAACTTTCTGGCGCAGGCGCTCCCGATCCACTGGTTAAGCTCAAAGAAGCAGAGTTACAGCAAAAAGCGGCGGCCGATCAGGCAGACAACCAGATCGATCAAGCCAAGTTGCAACTCGACGCACAGAACCAGCAGATGCGTGGCGAGCAATTCCAGCAACGATTACAGTCACAAGAAGAGCAAACGGACAAACGTATCCAGTCTGCTATGCAACGTGAGCTACTTAAACAGCAGAGTAATAGAGGAAATCCGCAGTAACCATGTTTAGACTATTACTGATCTCTATGTTTATTCTTATTAGCGGCCATGTAGCCGCTGATGACACGATCCGTACTGATACTAACAGCACTATAACTTCTGACGGTTCGATGGATACCACCATCAACAGTCCGCCGCCTTCTGCGATTTCTCCGCAGATTAGCGCAAGCAACTCTGACCTATGTACTGTAGGTGTCGCGGGGGCGGTGCAGACACAAATTCTAGGTATTTCAGCGGGTAGAACTGTACGAGATATGAATTGTGAAAAATTAAAGAACGCCAAAACCATGTACGATATGGGGATGAAAGTGGCAGCCGTATCCGTAATGTGTCAGGACGAAAGAGTGTTTGAAGCCATGCTTAATGCGGGGACGCCCTGCCCCAAGGATGGGTTGGTGGGCGATAAAGCTAGACTAGCATGGGAAATGGAAGCTGTTAAGGAAACTATTGAGCGTGAACAAAATAATCCAATGAGAAAGATTTTCAATGAAAACGTTGAAACAAAAACAGGTCTTAGTGTTATTATTAGCACTTTGGCCTTCTTACTCTTCTTGTGATCCCTATAGTTACGGGGCAACGGGAAATGCCGCCTCCACAGCATTAAGTTGGGGGATGGGTTCTGTCCTACCTGACGTTCCGGGGATTGATATAAACGGGCTCCTGTATAGATACACTACTGTTAAAAACCCAGAAGACGACATGAAAGTGCATGTGGGCAATAAGAATGCTGACGGTAACGGCTACATCTTTCGAGAAACCGACGACTGGTCGGGAGTACCCGGAAACACAATTGTTAAATCGTTTTCCCTTTCTAACATTCCGGCTACCAAATGGGGTGACGGTTCGATTGACATTGAAGGGAAGGGTTCGGTCAAAGATGCTGTGGTTATATATAACTATAGGATCGACGAGTGCTTTGAGCCCCAATCAAACCCAAACTGCCCGGGGTATGTAAAGCCGATGCCTGTTCTCCCTGTTATAGAAGTGTATGATGCGCTTGAAGATGATGCTGTTGTTGAAACGTTAGAAGCTGAAGAGTTTCAATATGATGAAGATGGCAATCTAATTCTTTCTGAAGAAGAGGAAGAAGAAGAAACTAGAATTGAGATGGGTCTAACGGCGTCTGCCAACGCTTTGACCCTATTTAAGACACAAGGACAAGATGATATTATACTGGCTATAAACCAACAGACTAATATAGCTATGTATTATAACGCATCTATTAACGGAGGTGTGTATGCTGACGCCCCCGGTCTTGCTGACTCAGAGATATCTGACAACAAGAAAGCCTTGCGTAATAACCTAGCACAACAAATACTGCACGAACAGATGGTTGATATGCAGTACAACAATTGAGGTTTAATATGAAATATTCTATAGCAATACTTTCACTTTTTGCGTTTCCTGCATTAGCTAATGTTGAGATTACAGGTAGCGTGGAAGCTAAGTGCGTAATCCAAACAACTAAGTCAGGTGCATACGGCAATCCAATTGCCAGTAAACTAAGCACAACTCCTGCCGACGGTGGTATACTACCTGTAATGAGGTATGATGTTTCAATCGCGGATGCTTACATAGCTAGTATAACACACCCCACATCTTTTAGCTCGTCCCCCTCGCTAACAGATACAGTAGCATGGACAGGTAGTACAAGCGTTACACAAACATCTGTTGCGGGTATGTCAGCCTACGAAGCCGCTAAGACAGTGGTTGGTAATACTACAAACTTTAACCTTACGCTGGCAGGTTCTACGTGGTTTAGCACTGCATCCAGTGCGACTTACGGTTCAGCTAAACCGCTACCGGGAGGCACTTACACTGCCGTCGTACAGGCTAGTTGCATTGCTAAGTAGGATAATTACGATAGGCTCGCTAGTTACTTTCGGTGCGTCTGCACACGAAATGACGCCTGCTTATCCCGAAGTAAAAACAACTCATATTAAAAATGTAGTTAAAGTAGA